AGGAAATATTGCAACGGGTTAAATGATAAACAAAATCTTTTATTAATATTTAAACAAAAAGAATGATGAACGCAAAAGATGCAATTATGCAAATTAGGGCTTTATTCGAAGATATGCCACAAGTAGAAGCACCTGCTCCTATTGAAGCACCTATCGAGGAAGTACCTGTTACATTCGCAGAATATAGCCTTATGGATGGTACAAAGGTTATGATTAGCGAATTAGCTATTGGCGGTGAAGTTACTTTAGCTGACGGAACACCTGCTCCAACTGGCGAACACCAATTAGCAGACGGAACTCAAATCGAGTTAGACGAAAACGCTAAGATTATTTCTATCGAAACTCCAGAAGTAGAAGCAGAAATCGCTGATGAAACTCCTGCTGAAATGGGTAAAAAGATGGATGAGAAAATGGCAGACGAAATCGCTGCTTTAGTTTCTGAAAACGAAAATCTTAAAACACAAGTAGCACAATTAGAGGCAAAAGTTAAGAATGGCTTTAGTCAAGTAGCTGAACTTATAGAAGCACTTACTAAGACACCTAACGCTGAACCTATTGCGCAACCGAAACAAACATTTGGTTCTAACGTAACTACAAAAGATATGAAGTACGATAGAATTGAGAAATATAGAAACGCTTTATTAAACAAATAAAAATAAAATAAAATGGGATTTGATGTATCTGCATTAGCAAACTATACAAAAGAAAACGAAGCTCTACTTGTAACTTCATCTGTATTGGGTGCAAAAACTGCTGCTCTTATTAAGAGTGCAGGTAACGTTATGGTTGGCGTAAAGTCAAGCGAGAAGATTAACATTATGGAAACTGATGCTATCTTCCAAGCTGGTGGCACTTGTGGCTTCAATGCTTCTGGTTCTACTACCTTTACTCAACGTACTGTAACTCCAGGTAAAATTAAAGTAAACGAAGCTCTTTGTCCTAAAGACCTTGAAGCTAAGTATTTACAAAAAGCTTTACCTACAGGTTCTATGTACGATAGCATTCCTTTTGAGCAAGAATTTGCTGATAAGAAAGCTAAGACAATCGCTGCACAATTAGAAACTGCTTTATGGCAAGGAGACACTTCAAGTGTAAACGTAAACTTAAACAAGTTTGATGGTCTTGTTAAGTTAATCGGTGCTGCTTCAGGTGTTGTTGCTGCAAACGCTTCTACCTTTATCTCAGGTGCTCCTTTATCTTCTATTACTTCAGCTAACGTAATTAGCATTTTTGATGGTGTATATCGTGCAATTCCTGCTGATGTTGTAGCTGCTGACGATATGACTATCTTCTGCGGTCAAGATTTATTCCGTACTTACACTATTGCTCTTAAGAATAGCGGTTCTTTCAATTACCAAATAGACGTTAAAGCTGATAGCGAATTCGTACTTCCTGGTACTACAATCAAAGTTGTAGCAGTTGCAGGTCTTAACGGAACTAACAAGGTTTACGCTATGCGTTTATCTAACTTGTTCTTAGGTACTGACTTATTGAACGAAGAAGAGAAGTTTGAAATTTTCTATGCTAAAGAAGCTGACCAAGTTCGTTTCGTAAGTGAGTTCAAGATGGGCGTAAACATTGCGTTCCCTGACGAAGTTGCTGCATTCGTTCTTGCATAATTTATAGGGTAGGTTGAAATACACCTACCCATTTTTTCAAACTAATTTAATTCAAACAATATGCCTTGCGCTTTAACTCAAAATTATAGCTTAGATTGTAAAGACAGTTTAGGCGGAATTACTGAGGTTTATTTCATAGCAGCAGCAGATGTAACTTCTACAACAGAAGCGAGTGGTGTAATTACCGCTTTAGTAAAAGCATCTGGAAAGAGGTTCTATAAGTACGAACTTGTAAAAGGCACTTCTCAATTAGTTGAGAATGTTAATGCAAACGTACAAAACGGAACTATCTTTTATGCTCCTGAATTGACCATAGTATTAAACAAATTACAAGCGAACACAAGAAACGAAATCTTATTGTTGGCTCAAAACACTTTAGTAGCAGTTGCCAAAGATAACAATGGCGCATTCTGGTACTTAGGAAAAACAAGAGGCTTAGACCTTACCGCAGGTAACTCTGGTACAGGTACGGCTGAAGGCGATAGAAGTGGTTACACTTTGACCTTTACAGGTGCAGAAGCTGCCCTTGCTCCAGCAGTTAATTCTACTGTTGCCGCAGCTTTAATGACACCAGGAACTTAGGTTGTTTTGGTTTTGTATATAGATGCCCTCGGACTTAATTGTTCGGGGGTTTTTTATTTTGCAAACAATCGCAATACTTTATATTTATAGTTGTGATAAGATTAATTAAGGGGCAAACCCAAAACATAATACTTACCTTGACTGAGAAGCAGCTTTTAACAAGCCCGAACTATCTATTTGTTTTCGAGAATAGAAGCACAAACACGGACATCAAATTTGTTAAGCTAAACAATACCGACATAAGTGCTTACAAGGAACGTTACAACGAGTTTAGCATTGTAGTTAATAGCTACTTTAATACGTCTTTAAACGGGCAATACACTTACTCGGTTTACGAACAAGCAAGTCCTTCAAATACAAATCCTACGGGCTTAAACCTGCTTGAAACAGGCATTATGGAACTTGAGGGTACAACTATATCATTCACAGAATACGAAACAACAAGCACATTCACAATTAGACAATAATGGAAATACAAGTATTGACATTTGCGGAAGCAAAGCAACCGGAATATAAAGAGAAAAAAGGCGAAGGGTATATGCAGTATGGTCAGAATAATGACTATCCGCAATATCTATTAGACCTATTTAACAAATCTGCAAAGCATAATGCTATCATTCGTGGCAAGGTTAACTACATTGTCGGTAATGGTTGGGCAGGAGAGCAAGATATGGTTAAGAAGGTTAATAGAGAGGAAACCCTTAATGACCTAACTAAAAAGGTTGCTTTAGATTTAGAACTATTTGGCGGTGCTTATATCCAAGTTATTTGGTCTGTAATGGGTGGTCAAGTTGCAGAGTTATGGCATTGTGATTATACAAAGATTAGAACTAACAAAGACAACACGCAGTTTTGGTATAAAGAAGATTGGAAGCTTACACGCAATCAAGAAAAAGCTGAGATATACAATGCGTTTAATCCTGCTAACCCACAAGGTGTGCAAATACTTTATGTAAAGGAGTATCGCCCAGGAATGAACGTTTATAGCCTACCAGGTTATTTTGGCGCACTTAACTACATCGAAAGTGATGTTGAGGTAAGTAAGCACGTTTTAGGTAATGCTCAAACAGGGTTTTCTGCAAGTAAACTTATTACTTTACCAAACGGAGAGCCAAGCCCTGAAGAGAAACGCCTTGTAAGTAAGCAGTTCGATAATATGTACACGGGTGCAGACGGCAAGAAGTATCTACTTGCGTTTGTAAACGATGCAGCCCGTAAGCCTATTGTTGATGACTTGGGTGCGAGTGATTTAACTAAAGAAGATTTTAGCCGTGTAGATGAGTTAATACAAACTAACATTTTTAGCGGACACCAAATTACAAGTCCTGACTTATTTGGTATTGCCGTTCCAGGTCAATTAGGAAACCGCCAACAACTTAGAGATAGCTACGAAATCTTTAATAACACTTATGTTCGCTATAAGCAAATGCAACTTGAAGGAGTATTTAATATGCTTGGTCAATATGCAGGTTTGCAAGTTGAATTAAAGATTATACCTACTGACCCTATTGGAATTGAGTTTACAGAGAATGTACTAATTCAAAATATGTCTAAGGATGAGATTAGAGAAATGTTAAACTTACCGCCATTAGAAGTTGATGCAAGTAACGAAGCACAAAGAGTTACAGATGGTATCGCTGCATTAAGTCCATTGGTTGCTAACAAGGTGTTAGAGTCAATGACTAAGAATGAAATTAGAGCCTTAGTGGCATTAAAGCCTACAATCGATGGCGATGTTATTTCTTCTACTATTACAACAGAAGAACCAATGTCAGCTGAGACAAGCGTAAACGAACACATAAAAGGTCTTAAGGGTAGAGAGTGGCAGAATATGCAACGCATCATTAGAGATTTTAACAAGGGTAAAATAACAAGGGAACAAGCAAGTTCTATGTTAAAAGGCGGATATGCTTTAAGTGATGAAGAGGTTGCTACTTGGTTAGGTGCTGAGGAATTAGAATTTAACGAAGCTGATTTTCAAGTTTTCTTTGAGTTCGGAGAAGATAGAAGTGCTTACGAAGTATTTAAAAGCAAAGCAAGATTTAACGATGATGCGGACTTTGAAATGTTTGCCGATGTATCGCAGTTACAATCTAATATTTTAGATTTAATTGTTAAAGACAAGCGTATTACTCCAGAGGTAATTGCTGACACTTTAAAAGAAGATGTAGGTGCGGTTAAGCGTGTTATTGATTTATTAATTGAGAAGGGGTTTATTAAGACAAACGAAGTAAAGCAAGGTAAAGGGATTGATAGTAACGTTATTATCGAAAGGCAACTTACTGCTCCTATTGGGCAGATTGTTGAAGCTATAAAGCCACAAACTTCGCAGATATTAATTCGTTATTCTTACGAGTGGAAAGCAGGTTTTAACGATGGCGATTTAGATACAAGCAGACCTTTTTGCAAATACTTAGTAACCGCTAACAAGTTTTATAGCCGTAGTGAAATAGAAATGATGAGTGCAAGGCTTGGTTATAGCGTATGGGATAGACGAGGCGGTTGGTATACTAAGCCAGGAACAAACACACATTCTCCAAGTTGCAGACACGAGTGGAAGTCAAACATAGTTAAAAGAAAATAAGAAATGAGTTTAAACACATTATTCATAAGCGTACAGAATATTAAAGACAGGTCTGGCTTACACGCTAACGTAGACGAGAAACTTGTACTGCCTGAGATTAAGACCGCACAAGATATGTATATCTTACCTGCGCTTGGTAGTGCTTTATACAATCGACTACAAGCAGGTATTACGGCAAACAACTTAAACGCTAACGAGGTAATCTTATTAGACCAATATATAGCAGATACTTTAGTGCATTATGTACTTAGTGAATTGCCAATGGGTTTGTCTTATCAATTCTATAACAAAGGCTTGTTAAGAAAGAGTGGCGAGAATACCGAGAACCCTTCTATGCAGGATATGATTGACGTGGCAAATAGATACAAGGCTCGTGCGGAGTTCTACAAGCAAAGAATGATTAAATATCTAAAAGAATATTCAACACTTTACCCTGAGTACCTAAACCCTGGAAGTGGCATTGATGCAATACACCCTGAGAACGATGCTTACACAACGAGCATTTGGTTAGGAGATTTTGATTGCTGCGCAGGTAAAAGCTTCGAGGAACTTTATCAAGGGAATAGAGGTTGTAGCGATTGCTAATTATGAGTAAAGTAACAACAATAAAAAACCAAAATAAGCTTCGTGTTTATTTAGAAAAAATTAAGAATGAGCCTGACGTTAAACCAAATAGTCAAACAAATAACAACACTCGGAAACGACCACGAACAAATTAACTTTGTTTACTTCGGAGATGTGTGGGAACGTTTAAGCAATGGCGAGGTTACTTACCCTGCTATGTTCTACACTTTAACGGGTGCGACTATAAACGCTAAAAATATTACCTATAATTTTAGCCTTTATTTTATGGACAGAATGTTAATGGAAGAAACAAACGAAACCGAAGTACTTAGCGATATGACTTTAGTCGGTCAAGACATAGTTGCACAATTAAGATACCCTAAAGCAATTTGGGATATTGGCGACACTGCTCCTTTGACTTACTTTACCGAGAGCGACCCCGACTATCTTGCAGGAGTTAAGATAGATATTACAATGGAATTACCTTACTTAAACGATAGATGCCAAGTGCCTTCTATTTATACATACTAAAATGATAGGAAAAAAGATTAACCAATTAGCTACCGAGTTAGCACCAGTTAGCACCGATTTAACTATTATAGGCGACCCGACAACAGGAGTAAGTAAAAAGATTACACTTGCTCAATTAGGTGCGATATTTAGTGGTGCGGTTGCATTTTATACTAACCTTGCTTCGTTCCCTGCAACGGGTAGCATTGATATTATTTATTGTGCTAAAGACACGCAGAAACTTTATTTGTGGAGTGGCAGTGCTTATGTTGAAGTTTTCCCTTCACAAGCTTTATTAGATACTTACCAATTAAGAAGTGAGAAAGGAAACGCTAATGGTTATGCTTCTTTGGATAGTTTAGGTAAAGTTCCTATTAGTCAATTACCAAGTTCTATTATGGAATATAAAGGAACTTGGAACGCATCTACAAACACCCCTACACTTGCAAACGGAACGGGCGACACGGGAGATGTTTATATTTGTAACGTAGCAGGAACAGTAAACTTTGGAGCTGGTCCTATTACTTTTGCGGTTGGCGATTATGTGATTTATAGCGGAACTATTTGGCAGCGTTCAAGCGGTGCAGTGGGTACTGTAACAAGCGTAGCTGCATCTATCACAGGAAATAGCCTTTCAATAACTGGCTCTCCTGTTGTTACATCTGGTACGTTGGCTTTTGCTTTTGCAGGTAACGCTACTCAATATGTAAGAGGCGATGGGCAATTAGCTACCTTACCTACGAATGGTGGCGGTGGGGGTGCTTCTGTATCTTACTATTTAAACGGCTCTATCAATCAAGGTACAATAGGCGGTGTTACTTATTACGAAATGAATAAGACACCTATTATCGGTGCAGGTACAGACTTTTCAAGAAGTTCAAACGGATATATCGCATCATTCTTAACTGATGCTAATGACCCTGCTTTATTGAATATCCCTGCGGGTAACTTTAATTTTGAAACATATTTTGAGGCTTCAAGCGGTGGCGGTAGTCCAACTTTTTACATTGAGTTGTATAAATACGATGGCACTACTTTTACGCTAATTGCTTCTAATAGCACAACCCCTAAGTTAATTAATGACGGAGCAAATATTGAGGCTTATTTTAGTGCCTTAGCCGTTCCGCAAACAACTTTAACTTTAACGGATAGATTAGCTATTAGCATCTATGTTACTACGGCAGGTAGAACAATTACGTTACATACCGAGAATGGACACCTTTGCCAAGTTATTACTACGTTCACAACAGGCTTAACGGCTCTTAATGGCTTAACTGCACAAGTACAATATTTTGCAACAGGAACAAGTGGTAGTGATTTTAACATTTCAAGTGCAACGGCTACACATACTTTTAATCTACCTACGGCAAGTGCTACTAATCGTGGTGCTTTATCAAGTGCAGATTGGACTACTTTTAACAATAAGCAAAACGCTTTAACCAATCCAGTAACGGGAACAGGTACAACAAATACCTTATCTAAGTTCACAGGTGAATCTACAATAGGTAATAGTAATATTACAGATACAGGTTCTTTAATTACTTTAGGTTCAAATAGTTTTGTAAATGGCTCATTAGGTATTGGTATTAATGCTAATTCAACTATTTCATTAAGAGTAAGTAAAACTATTACAGGTGGTACTACATCTTATGGAATTTACAATAGTGGAACAGTTCAATCAGATGTTACTGCTGCTGCTTGGAATAATATAAGTGAATTAAATACTGTTGCATCTGCGTTTACTTTATCTAACTATTATCATTATGGGGCTACGCAAGGTTCAATAGGGGCAGGCTCTACTATTACAAGCCAATTTGGATTTATTGCTAATTCTAATATGATTGGTGCAACCAACAATTATGGCTTCTTTGGTAACATACCATCAGGAACTAATCGTTGGAACTTGTATATGTCAGGAACTGCTAACAACTATATGGCAGGTTCATTGGGGATAGGTACAACAAGTTTAACAGGACAACATAATTTAAGAGTATCAAGAAATATAAGTGGTTCTACTATTGCTTATGGTATATTGAATGAGGGAATAACTCAATCAGATGTTACCAATTTTTCAATAATGTATACATCATCTGCACAAACTGCGGCTGCTGCTTTTACATTGAACAATATGGTTCACTACTACGCACAACAATCTGCAATAGGGGCAGGTAGTGCAATAACAACACAAAGTGGATTTTGGGCAGAAAGCAATTTAATTGGAGCAACTAACAACTATGGTTTTAGAGGTGCTATCCCAAGTGGCACTAACAGATGGAATTTATATATGGATGGTACTGCATCCAACTACTTAGCAGGTTCGTTAGGTATAGGTACTACAAGTTTAGCAGGATATAATTTAAGAGTAAATAAAACAATTACAGGTTCGACAAGTGGAATAGGTATACAATCGGCAGGTGCAATACAATCGGATGTAAGTGATGCTGCATATTTTTCAAGTGGAGCATCAACTCAAGCTGCTACATTTACATTAACTGATGTAGCACATTTTATAGCAAATCAAAGTGCATTGGGTGCAGGTTCAACTATAACTAAACAATATGGATTTAGAGTAGCAGGTTCCTTAACAGGTGGAACAAATAACTATGCTTTTTTTAGTGACATAGCTGCAGGAACAAATAGATGGAATCTGTATATGAATGGAACTGCCAACAACTACTTAGCAGGTTCATTGGGTATTGGTAGTACAAGTTTAACAGGATATAATTTAAGAATAAGTTTAAACCCAAGTGCAGCAACCGCTTATGGTATTATGCAAGATGGTCTTGCTTTATCAAGCGTAACAACATCTTACCACATAAATAGAACTTTAGCACAAACTCAAGCTGCTACTTTTACACTTCCTGAATTAGCACATTTTTATGCTACACAGGGAACTTTTGGTGCAGGCTCTACTGTAACAAATCAGTATGGATTTATAACAGGAAATTTAACAGGAGGTTTATCTAACTATGGTTTCTTTGGTCAAGTTTCAAGCGGTACAAATAGGTGGAATCTTTATATGGATGGTACTGCTAACAACTATATGGCAGGTTCATTGGGAATAGGTACTATCGATTTATCGGCAAAATTAACTGTAGTTGGCGCAACTACTGTAATAGGTCAAACAAATGTTTCTGCAAGGTTTTCTGATAATGTTGAATCTACACTATTAATATCTCACCCTGCATCAACTGGAAATACAGCTACTATTACAGGTAATAATCAATTAGCATTTGCAACAGGAACAGTAGGAAACATTGCAGAACGTATGCGCATAACAAGTGGGGGTAACGTAGGTATTGGTACTACAAGTTTGACAGGTTACACATTAAGAACAAGCAAAAATATTACTGGTGCAGTTACTTCTTATGGTGTTACAAGTGAGGGACAAATTCAATCAGATGTTACATCAAGTGCAAGAATGTTTTGGACTTTCCCAAGTATTATAGGTGGTCATTCAATTACAGATGTTTATCATTATATAACAGGACAAGGTACTTTTAACGGAACTGCAACTAATCAATATGGTTTTGTTGCAAGTTCATCATTGACAAGTGCTACAAATAACTTTGGATTTTGGGGTAACATACCAAGTGGCACAAATAGATGGAACATCTATATGGCAGGAACTGCTGCTAACTATATGGCAGGAGATACATCAATAGGTACAACAACAGGTGGTTATAAGCTAAATGTAAACGGAACATTTAATGTTACAGGAACAGCTACATTTAGTGGGAAAACAAACATTGTTAAAAGCCATACAGATTATGCATTTACAGTTGTAAATACTGACTCAAATGGTTACGGAATGTATCTACAAGCAGGTAGCACTAACAATGCTATTGATGTATTTAACGCAGCAGGCACTACACAAATATTTAAACTAACAGGTACAGGAAGTGTTGCAATCACGGGTCAATATAATACAGTATTGCCTTCAAGTAGCTTTTCTTACTTTGATGGTTCAGGTCAAGTAGTTTCATCTTCATCAAATGCAAGTGCATTATACCTTGATACAACTTGGAACACTACGGGCAACCCAGATGGTATTTACTTAAACGTAACTAACACAGCAAGTGGCGCATCTTCTAAATTATTGAATTTAAAAGTAGGTAGCGTTTCTCAGTTTAGTGTAAGTAAGGCAGGTGCAATACAAACAACCGCACCAAGTTCTGGTAGCGCACAACCTTGGAAACTTGGAAGCTACGCAGCAGGTGGAACTGGTACTGCCACAGGAGTTATTTACATAGAAATTAATGGACAAATTTATTCAATCCCTGCATTACAAGGAACACCTTAAAATAAAATAAAATGACATTAGAAACAAAATGGCTTATTAGCCAAATGGACACCGCACCAAGCGAAGATGGTTTAACCGATGTAGTAAAAACAGTACATTGGAGATACGAAGGCAAAGACGGAGAATACACTGCAGAAGTTTATGGAGCAATGGGCTGCGCTACTCCTTCGGAAACCGACTTTACTGCTTACGAAGATTTAACTTACGAGCAAGTATGCGAGTGGTTAGTTGCAGGTAACAACGTAGAAGCTATGGACTTAAACTTAGCTACACAGATTGAGAACCTTAAAAACCCACCAATCGTAAATTTACCTTTGCCGTTTAGCAATCCACAATTATCTTTACAAACAAAAACAAACTATGAAGAACAAACAACTGCTCCAATTAGTGAGCAACCTTAATGCCGTAATCGGTAACCAAGAAACTAAGACACAAAAGAAACTTGTAAAAATTTACGAGAAGGTTAAACAACATCACGAGGACTATCAAGCCGAAGTTGAAATCTTGCGTTTAGACAATGCGCAGACAGACGATAAGGATTGCTTGTTACTTGATGACAAAGGAAATTACAAATTCTCAAAAGAAGGTATCAAGAAGCTAACCAAAGATATTGATGCGCTAAATGATAAAGAATTTGATTTTCAAATAATTAACGTAGTCAATCCTAATGGCTTAGAGAATTTTACATTCTTAGAAGATTGGACTACTGGCATAGAATTTAACAAACAAGAAGAAGAAGAACTATAATGGCAAATAACCACCAAGCAGACCAATCAACAATCGTTTCAGTAATTAGTGCTATTTTAAGCCTATCGAATATTCAACCGCTATTCACATTGATTGCAAGTTTGGTGGCTATTATTTCCGGTCTTATGGCTATCCGTTACTATTACAAAATGACTAAAAAGCTTAAATGAGATTAATTTTTTTAGCCTTATTACTTACTTCGTGTGCTTCGGTAAAGAAGGCATCGGAGCGTTTAGATAGCACTGTTGTCAAAACATTTGATAGTGTGCGTGTGATTGTTTTTGATAGCGTTACCAAAGTAGTAGAAAAGGAAGAGTATTTTACCAAGACAATAACTTACTACGATACTTTGTGGGTTACTAAGGATAGTATGATTACAATTCCTAAGTACACGGAGACCTACACAAGAGGCACAAAAGAGAAACAAACGGATAGTAAGCAGACCAAGACGGACTCAATGGCTCTAAATCGCACAGAAAGTACCCAAATTTCGAAGATAAATAAAACTAAGGATAAGTCATTCAGCGAATTTTATAAGGCTCTAATTGCTCTTATATTGATAATTACGCTAATCTTATTCTTTTGGAAAAGAAAATAATATGGCAAAAGCAGCAAGAAGCGTAAACGTATCAGGTAACCCGTTACCTATTTCATTCAAAGAGTTTAGCAAAAACCCTGTCGTGGGTATGCTATTTTTATGCATCTGCGGTATTAGTTACCTCTACATCGACAATGCAAAGCGTAACGAAAAACAAGACGAAAAGATAGGCAGCTTGTATGAAATGGTGCGTAAGAGCGATAGCAGTAACGCAGCAAGTACGGCTCGTTTAGAAATGGCAGTAGACCTTAAGGCTCTTAAAAAGTTTAAGTAATGCGCTATTTAGTATTGGTTGCTTTGATAGGTTGCGGAACTAAGACCGATAACCAAATTAGAGAGTTGCAAGACAAAGTAAAGCAAAGCCAAGTGCAAAGCGAACAAGTGCAGGGTGTGGCTTCTCAGGATAACAAGAAGGTAATAACTAAGACAGTGAAAACTATTGTTACCTTAAAACAAGAAGTAAAAGAATTAAAAACGGAACTAAATGAAGTTAAGGCTAAATTGGACTCCGCTAATTCTGTTGATACTAATAGCACCAAGTTCCAGTTACGCCCAATACGTTAAGAAGATAGGCGGCGAGGACAAAATTGTTATTAGCCGTACAGAAGGCGAGAAGATTAACAACTCATTTGATAGCCTAACTAATTTAGTAAGCTACCAAAACACTCGAATTGATAGCTTAATTAAAGCTAACATCAAGACAAGGGATAGCCTTCGCATCGACTTACTTACCCTTAAAGATACCCTTACGCAACGCAATAAAATATCAAACGATACGTTAAACGATTATCGTAATAGGTACTATAAAAACATAGCACTTTACGAGCAGTACGAAAAGGATATGAACTTTGAATTAAAACTTCATAGGCTTAACTCAGTTTTGTTTGCTATGCTAACTTTATTTCTATACTCACAAATAAAATAAGATGCAATTAAACGACAAAGGCAAAGACCTTATTAAATTCTACGAGGGCTGCAAATTAGTGGCTTACAAATGCAGTGCAGCAAAAGATACTATAGGATATGGTAATACTTTTTACGAAGACGGAACAAGTGTAAAGCCAAGAGATAAGATTACCCAAGAACGAGCAAATGAGTTATTTGAAATCATAGCTAAAGAGTTTGCTGACAAAGTTGCTCCATTAGTTAAGAGTGCGGTTACACCTAATCAGTTCGCTGCCCTTACAAGCTTTGCCTATAACGCAGGTATCGGAAACCTAAAGAGTTCTACTTTACTAAAGAAGGTAAACGCTAACCCTAATGACCCAACAATAGATTTAGAATTTAAAAAATGGGATAAGGCAGGTGGGAAAGTTCTTGCAGGTCTTACAAAGCGTAGAGCCGCAGAGTCAAAATTATACTTCACACCTTAAATTAATACTATGAAATGGTTAGCCAATTTATTATCAGACGAAAGAGGTAGCGTGTCTACAAAGCGAGTTATTGCTTTACTATCGGCTTTGTTTATCTGTGTTACCTTATTAGCTAATAGCTTCACGCATCAAGAGATTGCCCCTTCGGATAAACTTGTAGATGCCGTAATGGTTATTTGCATAGCTGCAATGGGTACTACTACAATAGATAAATTCAGCCAAAAATAAACAATGCTAAAATCAAAACGAAAACGACTATTTTTCGATATTGAAGTTTCTGCAAACATAGGCTTCTTTTGGAGTTCTGGTTACAAACTTAATATCGGTCCAGAAAGTATTATTAAAGAACGGGCAGTAATTTGCATCTGCTACAAGTGGGAAGATGAAAAAGAAGTTTATCACTTGGAATGGGATAGTAAACAATGCGACAAAAAGATGTTGCAAAAGTTTGTAGAAGTAGCAAATACTGCTTCAGAACTTATAGGGCATAATGGCGACAAGTTTGACCTTGCGTGGATAAGAACACGCTGCTTGTTTCACGGCATAGAGATGTTTCCTAAATACGTTACAATCGACACGTTAAAGGTAGCACGTCAAAAGTTTAGATTTAATAGCAACAAGCTTAATTACATAGCTGACTATTTAGGCATTGGCACTAAGATAAAGACCGAATATAGTTTATGGAAAGACATTGTTCTGCATAAGGATAAAGTCGCTATGGCTAAAATGATTAAGTACTGCCAAAAAGATGTTGTCTTATTAGAGCAGGTATTTAACGCACTTAAAAACCACATCGAACCTAAAACACATTACGGAGTTATCTTCGGACAAGATAGGGGCTCTTGCCCTGAATGTGGAAGCGATGACTTGATTATTTCACTTCGTAGAACAACCGCAACTGGTGTAAAGAAAATACAATACAAGTGCAAAACTTGTTTTAAGATACATAGCAAAACCGACAAATAAATGGACAGTAAAATATTAGCAGCAGTAATAGAAGATATGCGTAGGCGTGAACTTGTAGGGAAATCAAAATACGGAACTACAATGGATAGAAGTGATTTAAACACGGGTCAATGGATAACGCATCTAAAGGAAGAACTGCAAGATGCAATACTTTATTTAACCAAATTAGAAACTATACACAATGCGCCTCAAGAAGATATTTAGCTTCGGCAATATATTAGACCGAGATACCTACGAGCAATTAAGGGAATTAGATTATACCAATCCTAACTTCAAGGGTTGCGCTGACGAGTTCCAATTCAATCGTGAATGGTGGGTTATGCTTGACGATATGAGCCGAATTGTTGCTTATTGCGGCTCAATTTATTCTAAAGGCATTTGCATATTTAACAGGGCGTGGGTTAGAAAAGATTATAGAGGGCAAGGCATACAAAGACGAATGATTAAAACGAGGCTAAAAGCAGCATCTACTTTTTGCCATATAGCTATTACTTATACTACATTAGACAACTTTCCTTCAGCTAATAACCTAATCTCGTGTGGGTTTAGGCTTTACTTACCTGAATATTCTTACGGGGGTAGCGATAAGCTTTACTTTCAAAAGTTGCTCTAAAGTGCAACACTATATTTAAGAACATATAGCAAGGCTAATCCAGAGCATTTACTATATTCCTGCATATAAAAAAGGTAGTATTTTTACTACTTTTGTACGTTATTTTGTACGTTTCTAAGTACAAATGCAACATTGTTGCAAAAATAATTGTAAAATATTTTAATAGTTTTGCACTTTGTATTGTGTAAAGTGTTATCTTTGTTGAAACAAAACACAAAATGACACATTTAACCACCTACCAAATGTTCCAATATCAGCGATACGGGAACATATTAATTGACGGGGATAGGAGTACTACAAACCCTTATGACCCTGCCTTATTGCCTAAAAACTACGATTACGAAGATGACGACTACACGTTTACTCGTTGGGTAGAACACAATGCAGAACTTGAACTTTTAAAAAACGAATTATATGAAGATTGAATTTGTAAAAGAAACTAAGCCAGACGGCACGATTTTCTACTATACTTTAGTAGATAACAAATACGATAGTATGAGTATGTACTTAGAATATTCACAAGCTTACGAATACTTTGTAAGCCTAAAGAAAAGACAAGAACCTATTATCGAAATTTTAGAACACTATAATATAGACATACAAAACCAATAACAATGAGCCTAATTAAAATCCAACAAGAATTAAAAGCACCTAAAAATCAATTCAATGCTTTTGCTAAATACAAGTACCGAAGTGCAGAAGATATAATCGAAGCAGTTAAACCTATCTGCCATAAGTACGGCTACGCTTTAATGCTTAGCGATGAGGTAATAGAAGTAGGCGGTAGAGTTTATGTAAAGGCTACCGCTTGTTTAAGTAACGGAGAAGATAACATAACTTGCACGGGTCTTGCTCGTGAAGAGGAAAACAAAAAAGGAATGGATGCTTCGCAGATTACTGGAGCAGCAAGTAGTTATGCCAGGAAGTATGCCCTTAATGGATTGTTTGCAATAGATGATACTAAAGATGCAGATGCTACCAATGAGCATAAAGACGAAGTAAGCGAAGGACAAAAAGCATTTTTGATTGAGCAGTTAGATAAGACAAAGTTTACCGAAGACCAAAAAGTAAAGGCTGCCCTGAAAATCAATGCCATAAAGACTTTAGACGAATTTAACAAAATTAAAGAAACAATTAAAAAGAGTTAATGAAAGAATTGCTACCATTTGAAAGGCAAATATTGTTAGCTGAAGTATACCACTACGCTTGGTATAACGAAGAGGCATACAAAGACCTTTTATTATTCATAGAAAAATATCAAAACCTTTTAGACAAACCTGTATTTTTAACCCAAATCAATAACAATGACACAACAACAACAAATCTTGAACCACTTGCTTTCGGGCAAAACATTGACACCAATCCAAGCTTTGACGAAGTACAATAGCTTAAGATTAGCAGCCGTAGTATTTGAATTAAAACGCAAAGGCTACAAAGTACGAACGGAATTAATTAACGTTGGTACGAAAAAACAAAGTAAATTAGTAGCTCAATATTCAATTAAAAACAAATAAAAATGGAACAAAAAAAATGGAGTGCAGGTGCTTGGAAAAAGACAACTGCTAAAGGAGAAGTAATTAATTTTACAATTAATGATGTGCGTTACTCGATGTGGGTTAATGCTTACAAGACCGAGAACAAACAACCAGATTACAAGATTTATGTAAACGATTTTAAACCAAAAGAAGATGCGGAAGGATTGCCGTTTTAATTATGCTAAATAGAAAGAAGGACATATCAATAAGACAATTAAAGGAGTTATACTTTGCACAACGCAATACCCATTTGCAGCTACACGAAATGATGCAGCAACTTGGATTGTTAGGCATAGAAGATAATGAACCTTTAGGGTTAGACATTGGCGCAAGAACGATTGTTAAATTGGTAGACGAGGAGTTTGAGTGCGATGTATTAATTAAGGATAGGAGTTTAAAAACAACGTTTGGGCGCAAGGCTGCGGCATATTTACTTAGAAGGTACACCAAGTTAAGCCTTAAGGAGATAAGCCAATACACAGGAACAAGCGACCATACGACTGCTATCCATAACATAAAACAAGCGAATAACCTAATAGAAACTGAGGACTGGTTTAAAACTAAGCTAAAAAAACTTTGCTTAAAATTAGAACTTAAAGAAATTTAGTGTATATTCGCAACATAAATATAAGACACATTAAGGAAGAGCGAACCCATAATGTGTTTAGTGGTTAAATAATAAAGACCCTTGAAGTTCGCTCCTTCTTGGGTCTTTTCTTTTTTTATGGCAAAACGATTTACAGACACGGAGAAATGGAAAAAACCTTTTATCCGCAACCTTTCAGCACCTTACAAACTTCTATGGCTTTACATCTGTGATGACTGCGACCACGCAGGAATTTGGCAGGTAGACATTGACGTAGCAAGAATTAGGATAGGCGAACAAATAACGGAGCGTGAAGCTTTAAAATTTTTTGGAGATAAAATTATTAGAATAGATGAAGGTAACAAATGGTACATACCTTCCTTTATAGATTTTCAGTACCCAAGTGGACTTAACCCAGACAACAAAGCACACGGCGGAATTATTAAAGTTTTACAAAAATACAATTTAATAGATGAGGAATTTAAGCCCCTTGTAAGCCCCTTATATGGTGCTATGGATATGGATAAGGAAATGGATATGGATAAGGATAAGGTAATGGTAAAGAAAAAACTTGCAGAAAATACAAATGCAAAATGTAATTTTGAACAAGCCTTAGAGTATTTTAGTTTTCGTATTGGATTAGAACAAGGCAAAATAGAAGCCGAAAAGTTTTTTAACTATTACGAAAGCAACGGGTGGAAAGTAGGTAAAAACCCTATGAAAAATTGGAGAGCATCAGCAAATAATTGGATAACTAACTCAACCACATATGCAAAAGGAACTACAAACAATAAGCCAAAACTTAATAAGCACGAACTCGACAACCTTAGAAACTACAACTATATCCACTCTACTTCCTATGGAGAAGGAGATTATGCAAAGCTTTTCGGGGGAGAGGATACGCAATCTAAACTCTACCATATTTAAACAAAACCTTGTTTACCTTATGCAACTTGTAGGAATAAACAATCCTGGAGAAGTTAAGTTAGCAATCTTAGAGGATTGGATAAGAACCGAGTATGGTGGCTTTACAATAAACGAGGTTAAAGTAGCGTTTAAGCAAATGGTAGCTAATGACTTTATCGACCACTACCAGAACTTCAGCCCTGCATACTTTAGTCAGGTAATGGATAGATATAAGAAAAAAGCAAACGAAGTAAGAAAAATGATGCCACAAGAACGAGTAGAAGCAATCCCACACCTTACTGATTTAGAGATAATTGATTACTCATATCAAGAATATAAGCTTTTGGAAAATAGAACTTTTGATAGATTGTTTAACCCATTATCTGTATTTACAAAGCTTAATAGTACTGGCATTAAGAAGTGGACAAAAGAAGATGGCGCACTTGCTAAAAAGAAACTTATGGAGATTATTACCTATAAGGCTAATAAAATGGACATCATAAGTGCAAAGCAGTACCGAGATGAATGGACTGAGAGTTGGCTTAAGAACCAAGCAAGAGCAGTTGCGGTAGCTTTATTTTTTGATTTGCAAATTAAAAATGGCAAAGTTTCGTTTTCTTAATATAGTTTTGTAATATGACCGCAAACGAATTAACCAAAGAAGCAATCAAAACTCTAAATAAAAACGGGTGCTTTGTATGGCGCAATAATAACCTTGCGGTTAGAGGTCGCACTTTTATAGGTTTAAAAGGAGTTCCAGATGTTGTAGGTTTTCACACCCAAACAGGAGTAGCGGTTTATTGCGAAACAAAAGCCATAGGAGATAAACTTAGCAGTTATCAAATAGCGTTCTTAAACTTAGCAAAGACGGCAAATTGTTTTTGTTACATAGCAACCGAAGAAAACGGCAAACTAACCCTAAAAGAATATGAACAAGAATAGTATCATAATTGAACTTTGGGAAAGCCGAGAACTTAAGGAAGCAATAGACAAGATGCAGCCTGAAGATTTACGAGACGATTTAAGAAGCGAACTATTTAAGGTGCTATGTGAAATGGAAGAAGAGCGTTTAATTGATATGCGTACACGAAACGTATTAAAGTTCTACTTGGTTAGAACTATGATTAATATGATGCAAAGTAATACAAGCCAATTTTATAGGACATACCGAAAGCCTTTAGAAGTTGAATTGATAGTACACGACAGAGACGAAGATTTACTTAATAAAGTAGAAGATGAGTTATCAAAGATGCACTGGTATAAAGCAGAACTTTTAAGAGTGTATGCTATTAAGCATAACTGCAACGCTAAAGAATTAAGCAGGGTAACAGGTATTCCGTATATGTCAATCCATAGGGAACTTAAGCTAACTAAACGTGAATTAAAAAAACAATTACGCAAATGATAATTATAGCAGCAATATGCTTTGCAATATTCTTTGTAGAGGTACATCAATTTCATAGGAAGTGGAAATTAGATTTTAAGCCTTTTAGTTGCACAAGTTGTTTAGCAGCTTGGAGCGGTTTGGCTTTATATTTACTGCCTACAATATGTACCGATGTTATTGCGTTTGTATTTATTCCAGGAGTGTTAGCACCTTTACTTTCAAAACTAATGTGGAACTTATGGAAATAGAACACCGCAAATTTTTAGATGACCACGTTGGTAATTGGCATACAGTCCAAAATGGTTATGTGCGTAACATCGACTTAGACATCTTAAAAATGTACGAGCATATTTACCGCAAGTATATGAGTGCAGATTTTATCTTAACAGTATGGTGCGGTAATTGTATTTTTGATATGATTAAACGCTTGTATACTTGGTACGAAGAGCAACCTAAACCTAAAAATAAAAAAAAGAATGGCTAACTTTATCCACCCTACCGCTATCATTGGCGATAACGTAATTATTGGAGATGGCAACTATATTGGTGCTTATTGTATTATAGGCGACAAAGCCGAGCATAAAAAGTTTTGGCAAAAGGAAAAAGGCAAAGTATACATTGGCGATAACAATGTTATCACAGGACTTGTAACAATAGACGCAGGAACGGAGATAGACACATTCATTGGAAATAATTGTTTCATAATGAAACACGCACACATCGGACACGACTGCACAATTTTAGACAATGTTACTATAAGCTGCGGAGCAAAAATAGGTGGGCATTCTATTGTAGACAATGGTGCTAATATAGGACTTAACGCAGTTCTACATCAGTTTGCAAACGTAGGAGAAAATTGTATGATTGGTGCAAGTGCTTTTGTAAAAGGAGATGCAAAACCTAATACTAAATACGCAGGAGTTCCTGCACGAGAAATCGGCTCAAACATAAGATAATGAATGCAATAGTATACTTAAACTATAAAGATAGGAACATCAATACATTGTTTGAAAATATCAAAAATGCAGGTAAGCATATTGATATAGTAACTATCATTAATGAAGAAGGTATAGCATTTGCAACTAATAAAGGATTAAGGAATTTAAACTTTGATAATATAGATTATGTAACTATTATGGGTAACGATATATTAGAACCTGATAATTGGTTGCAAATAAGAAATGACTTTTTACAAGACAAAACTATTGGTATTTGTTCTATTCCTTTACATAGTACAGGTAATGACACGGCTGATTTAATTGGCAACTTTACTATAACAAAAGAAACTATAAAAAGAGTTGGTGCATTCAATCAAGAACTTGACCCATACGGAGCAATAGATTTAGATTATTGTACGAGATGCAGGGCAGCAGGTTTGCATACGAAATTTATTAAAGAATATACCGCTAATCATATTGAGCAAAATAGCATTGATGCTTATGGTTACAATAAAAATGAATTAGTACAAAAGACCTGGAGTTTGCATAGCAACAATGTATCTGCTTATACAAATGGGAATAAAACATATTATATAAACTTATGAAAATACTTTGTATAACTTCAGCTAATAGCGGTGTAGGACTGCACCGAATAATGATGCCTATTGTTTATATGGAAAAAGAGTACGCACTTATTACCGATGTATTGAATGACGAACTACTTGAACAAGGTTGGGATATTGTGTTAATGAATAGAATGCTTAACGAGATAGATGCAAAGCAAATGGACACTTGGCGCACTAAGTACGGATTTAAGTTAGTAGTCGATAATGACGATTACTGGGAACTTAGCGAAAGCCATTTGTTATATTGGAGATACAAGTATAATAACATACCTAAATTAATTACAGATTACTTACAGATAGCAGACCTATGTACCTGCACTCACGAAAGGTTAGCAAGTGAGATAAACATATACAATAAGAACGTTCACATATTACCAAACGCATTACCTTACGGGCAAGAGCAGTTCCAGGATAACAAGACCGAAGATTACAAGGTTAGATTATTTTGGAGCGGTAGCGGAACGCACGAAAGAGATTTAGAAATTCTTAGGCAGCCGTTTAAAAGATTGCAAGGTATGAATATAAGAACTGTTATTGCAGGTTACAATGACGGAGAGAAGCCTATATGGGATAAAATGATAGATGCCTTTACTTGTGGTCTTAAACTTAACCCTACTATCTACAACTACGCTAAGGTTACTGAATATATGGGTGCTTATACGGATAGCGATATTTCAGTTATTCCTTTAGTAGATAACAAGTTTAACGCTATGAAGTCAAATTTAAAGGTATTAGAAACGGCTGCTAAAAAGAACCCTGCTATTGTTAGCCAAGTCAATCCTTACCTTGATATGCCCGTGCATTACGTTAAAAGCCAAAAGGATTGGTATAAACATATAAGAGATTTAGTAAGCGATGCGGATATGCGAAAGGAAAGCGGACAAAAGCTATTTGAGTTCTGCCAAAAGAAGTATAACTTTGACGAGATAAATTTAGACCGAAAGTATATTTATAGTAAACTATGCCAGTAATAAAATGCTCTAACGGGAAATATAGAATAGGCTCAGGCGGTTGCGTTTACGATACCGAAGAGAAGGCTAACCAAGTTTGGAAGGCTATTCTTGCAGGTGGCAAGTTCGCAGATAGCTATACCGATTACCCTGAAAGTGCAACTAACAACGCAAAACGTGCTTTAGAATGGGCAGAGAAAAATGGTTGGGGTTCTTGTGGAGAAGCAACAGGTAAAGCAAGAGCAAGGCAATTAGCAAATCGTGAGCCTATTAGTAGAGATACGATTGCCCGTATGGCTTCGTTTAAAAGACACCAACAACATAAAGACGTTCCTTATAGTGAAGGTTGTGGCGGTTTGATGTGGGATGCTTGGGGCGGTACAAGTGGGGTTGAATGGGCAATTAATAAACTAAAAGAAATAGACGGAAAATAATTTGCATACTTAAATTTTTTAATTATTAATCAACGGAAAATTTAATGGGGAAAGTATGCAGAAACACACACAAATATATTTGCAGGGAATGGGGTATAAAAAAACGGACTTCATTCCTTGCGAAGTGTGTGGCTCACAAGCGGTAGATATACATCATATTGAGGCAAGGGGAATGGGTGGCAGCAAAGATAAGGACACGATTGAAAACCTAATGGGTTTATGTAGGAAGTGCCATATAGAATACGGAGACAAAAAACAATATAAAGAGTTCCTAAAAGACATACACGCAAAGAATTATGGCAAAGATTAAAGAGAACAATAACAAAGTTAGCTTTGGCAAACGCAAAAGAGGTTCTGCAAAGAAGTCCTTTAATAAGCACACGCCAAGAGAAAAAGCTTATAGAGGTCAAGGCAGATGAGAAAGTTAAACGCTATATGGCTACTCCTTACGCACAAAGCTTATTTCCTTGCGGTATGTAAGACGGGTAAAAACGGAGACGATATGACAACAATAGGACACTACACCTATGCAATGGCAGAAACTTTAATCAATAAACATATAGCAGACGTAGATACATACCTCGACCAAGAAGATGCTTTAGACGAAGCAAACGATATAATAAACGGCATACTATGATACAAAACGTACCAATCAACACAGTAAAAGCAAACCCTAATAATCCGAGGATAATTAAAGATGATAAGTTTGCAAAGCTTGTAAAGTCAATTAACGAGTTCCCACAAATGCTAAACCTTAGACCTATTGTTGTAAATGATGATATGGTTGTGCTTGGTGGCAATATGAGATTAAAGGCTTGTAAGGAAGCAGGACTTAAGGAGATACCAATCATTAAGGCAAGTGAATTAACCGAGCAGCAGCAAAAGGAATTTATAGTTAAAGACAACGTAGGCTATGGCGAATGGGATTGGAGCGACCTTGCTAATAACTGGGATAGCGACCAATTAGAAGAGTGGGGGTTAGATATACCTGGGTTTTCTGATGTAGAAGATTTAGGCGAAAACTTTAGCTTACCAGACGGGGATAAATCACCATTCCAACAAATGACTTTTACATTGGCAGACGAACAGGCTACACAAATAAAGAACGCAATAGACGAAATAAAAGGAACTGAGGAATACAAGTACGCAGAAACAATGGGCAACGAAAACTCAAACGGAAACGCTTTATATTTAATAATAATGCAATGGGCAGAGCAAAAGAAATAATAGTAAAGGTTATACCTGCAAAGATTGCTAATGAGTTTGTAAAGCAAAACCATTATAGCGGTAAGGTAGTACCTAATAGCACCCTACACTTTGGCTGCTTTTTAGACGGAAAGCTACACGGGGTATTAAGTTATGGTCCAAGTATTAATAAAAAGGGTACAATGAATCTTGTAGAAAATACAGGTTGGAACGAGTTTATAGAACTTAACAGAATGGCTTTTGATGAGTACCTGCCAAAGTATAGCGAAAGTAGATGCATAGCAATTACAATAAAATTAATAAAGAAAAATGCACCGCAAATTAAATGGATAATTAGCTTTGCAGACGGAACACAGTGCGGTGATGGAACTATATATCGTGCAAGTGGATTTAGTTTAGTTGGCATTGTAGATAATACTGCTTTAAGAATTAACCCGAAAACAGGTGAGGCTATCCACGTTATACAAGCACATCACTTGAAAATTAGTAATGAGTTTAGAAAGTGGGAAGCTTTTGAAGGTAAGCAATTAAAATATATATATTTAATAGATAAAACTTGTAAAATTACAACTCCTATACTACCTTTCAGTAAAATTGATGAACTTGGTGCAGGTATGTACAAAGGAAAGAAAGTAACTTTGCAGGAAAGACAACAAGCGGTAGAAGCATAAAAGTAATGCGCTTACCATTCCAGGTAAGAGAAGGGGTGCAATACCACCCTACCGCTCAATAACAGAAGCGTAACAGAATGAGCAAAGAACACTTAATACCATTCAAACCAGGACAATCCGGAAACCCAAATGGCAGACCCAGGAAGTATGTAAGCCTACTAAAAGAGCAGGGCTATAAACTTGCTGAGATAAACGATACTATACAAGCTATGATGTCTATGGACTTAGAGGAACTTAAAACAGTATGGGATAACCCAAAGGCAACGATACTTGAAAAAACGATTGCAGCAGCTATGCGTAAGAGCTTAGAGAAGGGCAGCCTTTATAGTTTAGAAACTTTGCTAACCCGTGTTTATGGTAAGCCAAAGGAACAAATGGATATACAAACAGATAATAGGATTGAGATAGTATTTGTAGACGGCAAGACAATTCTTTAATGCGGATAGAACTACCTAACGGACATATAAACCAAAAGAAGATACTTGACTGCGAAGCCAGGTACATTGTTGTTATGTGTGGGCGAAGGTTCGGCAAATCGGAGTTAAGCCAAATCAAATGTATTACAACTGCAATCAAAGGCGGTCAGGTTGCATACATAACCCCTACCTATAAATTAGCTAAGGTATTCTTTGAGAAGCTTTGCAATAGCCTTCCCTTTCCTAATAACAAATCGGACTTAAATATCAGCTTCCCGAATGGTGGCAAGGTAGAGTTCTTTACAGGAGAACGCTTGGACAACTTAAGAGGGCGAAAGTTTAACCTGGTAATAGTAGACGAGGCTTCCTTTATACCTAACCTTGAAGATGGGTGGCTCAACTCAATAAGACCTACCTTAACGGACTACAAGGGCAAGGCTATATTCCTTAGCACTCCTAAAGGCAAGAACTACTTTTTTAGTTTATTTAGCAAAGCCGAACCCGATTGGCAAAGCTTTAAGTTTACTACATACGATAACCCTTACATTGACCCCAACGAAATAGACGATGCAAGGAAGCAACTGCCAGAGGTTGTATTTGAACAGGAGTATATGGCAAACCCGGCTGAGAACGCAGCAAACCCTTTTGGTAGCCAACATATTCGCAAGTGCTTACACCCAGTAACAAGAATGCCGGTAGTGGCTTATGGAATTGATCTGGCGAAGTCGGTCGATTGGACAGTTATCGTAGGTTTAGACGAAGACGGAAACGTTGCTTATTTTGACCGCTTTCAAATGGATTGGCACAATACCAAGCAAACTATACTTAGGCTGCCTAAATGCCCTATCCTTGTCGATTCTACGGGGGTTGGAGACCCTATCCTTGAGGACTTACAAAGAGAAGGGGTAATGATACAAGGCTTAAAGTTTACAAGTTCAAGTAAGCAGCAGCTAATGGAAGGCTTACAGGCTGCAATACATCAAGGTAAGATTGGCTATCCAGAAGGGATAATCAGCCAAGAGTTAGAGGTATTTGAGTATCAGTATACGGCAACGGGTGTTAAGTACTCAGCACCTTCAGGCTTCCACGATGATGCCGTAATGGCTTTGGCATTGGCTTGGCAGAACTTTAGCCTTAAACGTGGCACGGGTAGATACGCATTCCTATAATTTACCGCTTATCCTTCATATTTACCGCTCATCACAATTTTTAGAAAAAGTTTGCTCATTTTATTGTGGAATGTGAAAAGGTTGTATATTTGTGTAACAAAAGCAAATAACAATGATAGCACTAAACACAAAACAAGATTTAAGAAACGTACTTAACCAAGTAGAAGAATTAGCACAAAACCCTACATTTATTGCTGCTGCAATAGAAACTTCTAAAAAACTTGGTATTACCGCAGAAGAATGGAACGCAAACAAAGTAGCAATACTTATGACATTTGCAAATAAATACATTTTAAATAGTTAAAATAAAAATAGGGGTGCGACTATTCAACGCACAATTTAACTAAACTAAACACAATGAAAAAAGAAACCGCACAACTTTTAGCCGTATTTTTAGTAGCTTGTTACCTTATTGGACAATTACAAGACATATACTCAAAATGATTTACGCTATTTGCCTTCTGCTAATTGCAACAGGTTTTGTAATAGCAGCATTAACTGACTACACAATTAAAAACTATGACCCAAAGCACAAAAGATTACATAGACAAATATTACGCAAGTGAGCCGATTAGTATAATGATGTCTAATATAGATGCGACTTACTTAGAGATACTTACCTACTGCAACGAGAAGGGTTACGAACCTTCTAAACGTAGATTAAGGAAACCAGAACATAAGTCAGAAATTGGCTTTTTTGATATTGATAATTACAAACCCGAAACAATATAAAATGGAACTTCAACAAATATTTGAAACAACAAAAGAACAAAGGACTGAGTTTACCTACCAATTAATTGAACGCTTAAACGCAGGGGAACTTGACCCGTTAAAAACACATCTTCAAGTTAAAGCCTTAGAGGACATGCTTGAAACCCTAAAGGCAAACAAGGATTACAAAGATGCCGTATTACAAGCAGCCGTATTAAATGGCAAGGACTTCGAGTATATGAGTGCTAAGTTTAACATTAGAGAGGTTGGAGTTAAATACGATTACACCAAATGTGAAAGTCCTGCATACGATGAGATATTAAACGAGTACAATAGCGCAGCTAAAGCCAAAAAGGATATGGAAGATTTCTTAAAGAAAGTTCCGCATCAAGGACTTGATATTATTAACGGAGTTACGGGCGAGGTTACCAGAGTTTACCCACCTGCCAAGAGTAGCACAACAAGTGTAGCCGTATCATTAAAGTAATAAAAATATTGTACTTCTTTGCAATTTGCTTACCTTTGGCAGCGTTATGCTACATAGGTGGGCATCTTGCTTATGAGGTAATGCTAAAACTAAGAAAATGACACCAAAAGAAAAGGCAAAGGAATTGTTTGGAAAATATGCAATGTATCTAAGGGCGAATTTAATGTATGATGAGGAAGCTAATGAAGATGCTAAAGAATGCGCCTTAATAGCAGTTGATGAAATAAGAAACGAAAAATTAAACGAAGGCATACTATCAGGCTATTGGTATGAAGTACGCCGAGAAATAGAAAAATTATGACTTGGAACGAATTAACAGTTTGGCAGTACCAACAGATTTACCCGATAGTAACTAAGCCTGAGAAGGATTGGACAATGCTTGATGTAGAAAGTAAGCTTGTAGGCATTTTGCATAACCTTACAGACACGCAAGTGGATAGCCTAAGCGTAGCAGAGTTTAACAAATTAAAGGTAACCTTAAACTTCTTAGATGATAAGATAGAAGGTAAGCCGGTTAAGTATACCGAAGTAAACGGCAAACGTTACAAGTTTATTTATGATGTGCAGCAAATTAAAGCAGCCAGATACATAGAGGCTAAAGTATTTAGTACCGACTTAGTAGGTAACTTACACAAGTTATCTGCTTCAATGGTTATTCCGCAGCGTAAAACTTGGTACGGAATATGGGTAGATGATAAGTATGATGCCTCTAAGCATAGCCAATATGCCGAGGATTTACAAGGGGCAAATTTTATGCACGTTTATCAATCGGTTGTTTTTTTTTATCAAGTATACAGAAATTGGATAGAAGTTTCCAAGGATTATTTGGTTCAGGAAATGATGAACCAGGGGATGACTATGGACTTGGCACTAAAGGGGGTTCAAATTTTATGCGATACTTTGGATGGCAGTATTGCGCCAAATCTGTTGCCGACCACGAAAATATCACAGTTGACCAAAGCTATGAGTTAACCACCATACAATTCTTAAACACCCTATCCTATCTAAAGGCTAAAGCCGATTACGATAAAGAGCAACATAGGAAACTGAAATAAGACCGACCCTGCCATTTTTGGTGGGGTTAGTTATTTTTAGACCTTCCTTATATTTATTAGCGTGAGTATAGCTAAAGCACAAATAGAAGCATTAAGGAACGGCTTAATACAAAGCTTGGGAGATACAGGCTTTAACAAAGTCAATCCACAAGATTTGCCTTTATTAGAGCGAACCCTTGCTTTATATGGTCAAGCGTTTAATACTGCAATAGGGGCAAACCTGCAAAAGACAGGCTCAATAAGTTCTGGTAAGTTAGCAGAACCATCTATGCCTATAATTACAAAATTTGGAACAAGCTATGTTTTAAGTGTAGGTTACGAGCAAGGAAGTGAGGCATCTAAATATTATGACTTTGTCAATAAAGGGGTAAGAGGTGTAGGCGGTAAGAATGCAAGACCTAAAAATAATACAGGCGACTACTCATTCAAGACACCTTATGCAAATAAAAAGATGGCTACTAACATCTTATTATGGCTTCGTAAAAGTGCTAACGCATCACGCAACGAAAAGGCAACTATAACTAAGACACAACGTAAAAGAAAAAAACTTTCTAATGTAGTTAGTAAAGCTGATAGCTTAAAATCATTAGCTTATGCTATATCTACAGGAATTAAAAGAGATGGTTTAAGAGCAACCTTCTTTTTTGACAAAGCAATCAAAGAAGTATTTAATAAAGATTTTATAGCAGATGTTGCACTCGCAATAGGTGGCGATGTACAAATACAAATAAAGCAAACAATTAACGAAGTTAAGAATGGCAATAACAATAACAAGTAGCCCTGCACCATATTCGTCAATGCACGATAACCTTTGGTTTGTATCAAGTTCTACAAATAGCGGAACTACAAACTTTAAGTTTGTTTATGACGTATATATTAATGGAAGTCAAGTAATTAGGTCTAAAGTATTTCCTGCTCCAAGTGCGGAAGGTAGCTATGGAGTGTTCAACGCATCTCCAATGGTTAGAAGTTTTGTAACTAACTACTTCGAGCCTTCTGGCAACTCAATACTTGTAGCTTCAAACGATAAAATCAAAGTAGATTACCAAGTAAGGATAGGCGAAGAGGTAAGCGGTGTTACAACTACAAACTTAGCATCGGGCAGCTATTCAGCTTACAACTTTGTGCCACCATTGTTCGCAGACGTATTCTTAACTAAGAACAAAACACCTTTGGTGCTATCGGACTATTACGATAATTTACTATTGGAAAACTTTACCGATGACTTTTTGACGGAAAGGGACACAGACGAAATAACACTTGAATACGGAGATAACTTTTACATTACTTTCCTACGCATAGCAACGGGCGGTTATTCGGCTTGGGTAGAAGTATTAGGGCAAGGCGATGTGGTTACCAATACTGTAAGCGGTAACATAACCTTAAGCGGTCAATTCAATATGTTTAACCTACAAGCAGGACACATAAATGATTGGGCAAGTGGAACTATTATTAATGAAGATACTTACGGCTACAATTTCTATTTAAAAAGAAGTGGCGCACAAACAAGGGTAATTAAGATTAGACATAAGTGCTATCCTAAATACCAACAATTTAACTTAGAGTTCTTAAATAGGCTTGGCGGTTGGGACACTAAAAAGTTTGCCCTTGTAAATAGAAGGTCAAGCGAGTATCAAAGAGCATCATACAGGCGAAGCGATTGGCAGCTTGTAGGTGGACAAATGACAAACATAGATGGATATAACAGATATAACGAAACAACTTTCAACTATGCTATTCAGCATAAGGATAAATATAGGCTTACTTCTGATTGGGTTAGCGAACAAGATTATTCGTGGTTGGCTCAACTTGTATCGTCTCCTATTGTATATATGGAAGTTCTTGGTGCATACTTCCCTGTTACCATAACCACAACTAACTACGAGTATAAGTTAGAAAGTGCGGATAAACTATTTAACTTTGAGATTGAAGTAGAAGTAGGAAAATACTTAACAAGCCAATTCAGATAATGATTAGTACCGAGATATACGTAGAAGAGCAGAAGATTGATTTATTGCAAGATATATCTACCGAGTTTACTTATGCCATTGATGATGTAAGTGAGTTCGGTAGTCGCAATACTTCTTATAGCAAAACAATAAGCGTTCCAGGAACGGCAAACAATAACCTTGTATTTGGGTACATCTTCGAACTTAACAACGCTAACTTTACGGATAACACCTTACCAAACGTAGGGTATAACTTCAACGTAACTAAACAAGCGAACTGCAAAATCTTTATTGATAAGGTGCAAATATTCAAAGGCACTTTACGAATATTGGAAATAGTTATTGACAAAGAGACAATCGAGTATCAATGTAGCGTGTTTGGGGAACTTGGTGGCTTTATTAATCAGTTAGGAAATAAGCGTTTGGAAGATTTAGATTTTAGCGCATACAACCATACTTATAGCGTAGCAAATATTAGTGCGAGTTGGGATAATGCAGGGGGTTCTGGTTATTACTATCCTTTGATTGATTACGGAAACGTAAGTACGGGAACATACGGAACACTTAAAAAGGACTTCCAATATACAACTTTTAGACCTGCTTTATATGTTAAGGAGTACATAGAAAAAATATTTGCAGGAACAGATTATACTTTTAACTGCCCGTTCTTTGATGAGCCTTTATTTAAACGCTTAATTATACCTCACAACCAGACAAACATAACAACGTTAAATAATACAAGCCTTAACGCAGCAGCCAAATTAATTAGAATAAACACCAATTTGAGTAACATTGTAGAGTATACAATGGTAACGGCAGGTAGCTTTACTCTTGACGGATTAGGTCAGTTATTTACTTATGGAGTAGTTCCAGCACCAACAATTACAACGGATATAAATATTTTATTAAGAGGTAACGTTGTTACCCATAACGTAAATATACCAAACTATTCTGTAATACTCTATAAGAATAACATAGAGATAGGCAGACAAGATTTTGATGCAAGTGTAAGTACTTTTATGAACTCTCAGTTTATAGTTAATGGAGTTACGTTTGCGAATAACGATACAATGCAGGTGCAAATATCAGGCAACGGAATTATCCTTGATATTACTTTAGGAGAAATAGGAGTTACTACAAGCACCCCTACACAAGTGCAGGTTAATTTAGGAGAAACAATTAAGGTAAACGATACAATCCCAAAAGGTATATTTCAAACTGATTTCTTTTTAAGCATTGTTAAAATGTTTAATCTTTACGTTTATGAGAATAAGTTTAACGACAAAGAATTGGTTATTAGTCCGTATGTGGACTTTTATCCTGATAAGTCAGCTGAGGCTTTGGATTGGACTAACAAAGTAGATAGAGCAAAGCCTATAAGCATTAAACCAATGAGTGAGATTAACGCTCGTTACTATAACTATAAGTTCAAGGCTGATAATGACTTCTACGGGGAAAACTATCGCAAGAAGTACACCGAAGGCTATGGAGATTTTATTTATGATACCGAGTTTGATTTTGTAAAAGAAACCGACACTTTAGAAGTTATATTTGCTGCATCTGTATTGTTTCAGCAAACAGGACAGGACAAAGTATTTCCTGCAATCTATAAGAAGTCAAACACAAATAGCGCAGAAGATAGAATGGATAGCATTATTCGTATAATGCAAACCAAGAAGATTACGGGTGTAGCAAGTTGGAACATTATGAATACAACTACTAACTTAGCTACTTATACAAGCTATGGTTACGCAGGACACTTAGATGACCCTATTAACCCTACTAATGACATAAACTTTGGCGCACCTAAAGAAGTACAATTTAGTCCTAATAGTTACCCAAGCACAAACATTTTTAATGCTTATCATAGTCCTTATATTGCAGAAATAACAAGCAAAGATAGTAAGCTATTAACGTGCTATGGTTTACTGGATATTATAGACATTTTTAACTTAGATTTTAGTAAGTATGTATTTATAGACGGGGTATTATTTAGGCTTAATAAAGTTGAGAACTTTAATCCAATGGAATACAACACTACTAAACTATCATTTCTTAAAGTAATAGAAACAAAATACTAATGGCACAACAGAACTCAGTAGATATAAATGTTAACGTACAAGGCAACGCAGTTGAGTCAATAGGTAACGTTAAAAAAGCATTAAAAGAAGCGAATGCCGAATTAGTAAATGCGCAAAGTAATTTTGGCGATTATTCTAAAGAAGCTATTGCCGCAGCTAAAAGAGTTGCCGAACTAAAAGATAAGATTAGTGAAGCAAGGGAAACGGCTGACTTGTTTGACCCAGGAAAAAAGTTCCAAGTATTTGCAGGAGCAATTAACGCAGTAGCAGGTGGATTTACTGCCGTTCAAGGTGCGCTTGGTGTAGTAGGTGCAGAAAGTGAGGAACTGCAAAAATCCTTATTAAAAGTACAATCTGCTTTAGCTTTATCGCAAGGCTTATCTGCGGTTACGGATTCAGCAAAGGACTTTCAGCGACTTGCAACAATTGTAAAGACAAATGTAGTAACTGCATTTTCTACTTTGCGTGGTGCAATCATAGCAACGGGTATTGGTGCTTTAGCAGTTGGCTTAGGTTTAGTTGTAGCAAACTTTGATGCAGTTAAAAAAGCGGTGTTAAATGCTATTCCTGGTTTACAAACTTTTGGGAACTTTATAGGTAAAACTATTGATTCTATAACCGATTTTATTGGTGTTACAAGTGATGCTACAAGGGCATTAGATAAGTTAAAAAAAGATGGTGCTGAAACTTTGAAGGTCAATAAAAAGTTTATGGAAGAGCACGGCGACCAAGTAGACCAATATACAAAGAAAAAAATTGAAGCTAAGAATAGGTATGCTGAAGCTATAAAAGAAGATGGCGCAAACACGGCGGAATTAGGTAAAAGATTAAATAGAGAATTAGCTTCTGCGGATGCAGAGAGAGCAGCTGATGCACAAAAAGCAAGAGATGAAGAGGCAAAGAAAAGGGCAGAGGAAGCTAAAAAAGCAAAAGAAGCAAGGGATAAAGCAGCAAAAGATTTAGAAGAGGAAAACCAAAGACGTAAGGATTTAGAGGTTAAATTCTTTTTTGACAGGCTAAAAGCTATTGATGCTTTAAATGCACAAAGAGCAAAAGAAAAAGCTGAGCAAGATGCTTTGGATAAAGAACTACTTGAACAAGGTGCAAAAGATGCAGAAAATTATGCAAATAAAGAATTTGAATTAGTACAACTATCTATTAAAAATGATAGGTTAGCAAAAGACGCTAAAGCAAAAATTGCAAAAGAGGAAGCAGATGCAAAAATAGCTGCACTTGATGCCACAGTTTCTGCTATTACAAACTTGTCAATGATTGCAGGAAAGGAAACAGTTGCGGGTAAAGCCTTAGCAATAGCTGCTTCTATTATCAATACTTACAAAGGAATTACAACTGCTTTAGGTTCTGCACCACCACCTTTTAACTTTATTTCTGCGGCTGCGGTAGGTGCTGCGGGATTTGCTGCGGTTAGGAATATCGTATCGGTTAAAGTTCCAGGTTCAACAGGTGGCGGAGCAAATGTTCCAAGTATATCGGCATCAGCACCAATAGCACCACCACAACCACAAGCACAAACAACTACCTTAGATAATCAAACAATTAACGCAATAGGCAACCAAGCGGTAAGGGCTTATGTAGTAGAAAACGATGTAACGAGTAACCAACAAAGAATTGCAGCTATCAAGCAGAGAGCAAGGTTCGGTTAAATGATAACAATTTAAAACACTTAATATTTAAGATTATGGACTTACCTGTTTATTTATTAGACATTAGCGAGGATATGAATGACGATGCCGAGGTGGATTATGTGGCACTCGTAGACAGACCTGCTATTCAAAAGAATTGGAATGCCTTTAAAAACCAACAACGCTTTGAAGTGGTTAGCGAAGATAAGCGTATTATTTCTGGACCTCTTATGCTTGCTGACGTACCTATTTTTCGCAGCGATGCTACTTATGGCGATTATTATGTGGTCTTTTCTAAAGATACTATTTTTAAGATTGCGCAAAAGTTTTTCAAAAGAGGCTACCAATCAAACGTAAACTTGATGCACTCTCCTGACCAACAAGTAGAAGGGGTTACTATGTTCGAAAGCTTTATTACCGATGCAAGTCGTGGTATCTTACCAATGAAGGGTTTTGAAGATGCACCTGACGGCTCGTGGTTCGGTTCTTTCAAAGTAGACAATGAAGGCGTGTGGAACGATGTAAAAGAGGGAAAATTTAAAGGCTTTAGCGTAGAGGGGTTATTTACATACAAGACAAAGCCAACTAAAGAACAAGAACTTATGAATGCAATAAAGGAAATATTGCAACGGGTTAAATGATAAACAAAATCTTTTATTAATATTTAAACAAAAAGAATGATGAACGCAAAAGATGCAATTATGCAAATTAGGGCTTTATTCGAAGATATGCCACAAGTAGA